GTTGGGCCACCCGAACACTGGTCGGCGGCGGCGTTGTGGCAGACGTGGTCGAGTTGCAATCCTGTGGGGATGGGTCCGACGATCTGCTCGTAGGCGAATCGGTGTGCGCGCTTGGTGCCCAGCTCTCGCGTGCTGAACAGTGGGTATCCCCGGTCGCATGCGCCGGTCCACAGCCAGCAGCTCGGCGTGACCGCGACCTTGGCCCAGAAGCGTTCTTCGACGGCGCTCATCGCATGTCCCGTTGGCGGTCTAGTGCCGCCTGGTCGCGTGCGTCGTCGCGTGCGTCGGGTCCGCAGCAGGTCGATTCGATGGCGCAGTTGATGTATTCGCAGTGGGGGTGTCCGGGCTCGGCGGGTTCGGTTCCGCAGAACTCGCACATTGCTGCGCCGTGGACAGCGCACCGGGCACGCTGGGCCTTCTGCTTCCGTGCGTTCTCTTCGCCGTGGTAGAGGCACGACCATTCGGTGCAGCCGTCCGTGGATGCCTTCGGGTAGCAGGTGCATGTGTCGCGTGGTGGTGTGGCGAATGCGTCGCCGACTGCCTGCGCTTCTCGTGTCCAGCTCACTCGGACCACCCCTCGTGGACGATCTCTACGCCGGGGTACAGGTCGTCCCACGTGGCGTGGTTACCGCCGTCGTCGCTCCACGGGTAGTCGCCGTCGTTGGTGCGGACGTGCGTGTTGCCTCCGGAGTCGACCAGGACAGCGCCGAGATTCTGCGGCTCAACCAGGGCGGGTCGGGTCTGCGCCTCAATCTGATCCGCGAGGTTGTCCAGCACTACCGAGCGCCAGGTGAACGATGTGTCGCGTGCCGCCGTGCGGAGAACGCTGACAACTTCCGGGCGGTAGTCGGGATGCGCATCGTTCAGGCATGCCGCGAGCGCGTCGAGGTCGAGGGTGACGGTGTGTGTCATAGGAGGGCTCCTGTCAGATCGAAGAGGGCTTCGAGGGCGACGAGTGCGGCTGCGAATCCGCCGACGGCTGCGACGCATGCGGCGGCGAGGATGAACGCGAGACGGTCACTCATCGCGGGCCGCCTGACGGATCTGCTCAACCTCGGGCGTCTGGAACTTGCCGCAATAGCAGGAACCGTTGCGGTCGAAGTCCTCGCCCGTGCCACATCGCTTCCGGGCGTCGCAGTCACGGAGCACGGGGTAGCGGTCGAGGCCGTCGCCGAACAGCAGCACTTTGCGCTCGGCCTTGGGTGAGTCCTTCGCCATTGCCCATGAGACGAGGTCGCACCAGCACGTCCACGGCAGCCTGTTGAACAGTCCCGCAAGGGGCCACCGGCTAGTCCAGTAACGGATCTTGGATCGCGTGCGCCAGTTCATCGGATGGTCATGTACGCGGCGGTACGGACCTTCCACTCACCCGACGCGTGCAACCTGTACCGAACCCAAAACACCGTGCTGTCGGTGTCGCAACGCGGGTATGTGCGGACCCGGACACCATCACGCGGCCTCTCGCGGCTGGTGGGGGTGGCGGCGACACGAGACTCAAGCCGCAACAGACGCTCACCAACACTCGTGTTACGCGCTTCCGCATTGCTGACACAGTCGGTGCCGGCATCAGCTCGCGTGACGCTCCACACGACAAGGACAAAGCCGATGCACACCAACGCGAGAACGAGGCGCCAGAAGCGTGCGCGTGCAGGGTTCGGCTTCGACAACGGCGGCGTCCGCAACTCACGACAACGCGGGCAATCACACAACCCGTGGCCGCTCATCACGCCACCACCCGCAACCGCTCGCCCCTGGTGCTCGCGGCGATCTCGTAACACTCCGGGCATGCGTCGAAGCGGGTAGCGGCGGAACCCCACGCGACCGGATGCCAGACCTTGCCGCACAGCGAACGCGTCAACCCGCGCCTCGGGACAAGGCCCCGCTGAATCACCTTGTGACGGAACCGCTCACCGCGCTTCGGCGGCTCAGCAACCGCCTGCCGAATCTCCTCGGTAGAGACGATCGTGCCGTACACCCAGTTCTTCCGGCCGTACAACCCATCCGGCTTTCCGCGCTCAGCCAGCAACCGCTTGTTCAGCGCATCAACACGCGCCTCCTCCTGGTCGCACAACGCAAGCACGCGCGCCACTGCTTCCTCTGCCGCGCTCATGTCCGGGCCTCGCGCTTCACACCAAACCGCGCCACCCGATCAGCCGCACGACCAAGCCGCCACAACTGCGCCTGCTTCTCCGCCGCACTCACGCGGCTGCCAGCAACCACGCGCCGACACATCTCCGTGTAGGTGGGCGCGGTCATCACTCGCCCCTCCACATCTCAACCAGCGCCGAGACAGCAGCGACACCAACGAACAAGACCACGCCGACGATCAGGCCCTGCGCGAGCCACGTCAGAAAGGTTGACCACTCCATGATTTCCACTCCTGGACTTGGAACCGGGCCGCGCCAAACACACACGCGATGACGCGGACCGGGGCTTATCGGTTAGGCGTCCTCGAGACCGTCAAGCCACGCATCCAACGCAGCCGACGTGATGAGGTAGCGGCGCCCGTTCTTCTTGGCGCGGAGATCGCCGGCCTTGATGGCGCGTTCGATCGTGGATTTCGACACGTCGACGGCGTCGGCCGCGGACTGGGGGCTGTACGACTTCTTCTCGTGGGTGCTCATGCGGCAGCCCTCTCGGCGACAAGCTCGCCGATCGCTTGTGCGATGCGGGCTGCCATGTCGGCGGACACCTCACGGGTTCCGGCCTCGATGCGGGAGAGCGTCGACTTGTCGCAGCCTGCGCGTCGGGCAACGGCGGCCTGTGACAGTGACCCGCGTTGGCGGGCTTCTCTGATCCAGTCCGAGACCGAAAACTCTACGAGTTCTGCGGTGTTTTCTGGGGTGCTCATGGGATGACCATACGCGTCCTGCTCAGAAGTTGCAACAGGAAACGCAGAAAAGACGGGTACTACTCTAGGTAGTCACCGCTCTTGCGGGGTTTTCTGCGCGACTTGTAGGGTCTGAGTCAACGTTCAGGCAGGGGTGAGGGACTATGGAGACTGTGGCTAGTCAACGACGGGGTGACGTCATCCGCGCGCGCAGAGACGAGTTGGATTGGTCGCAGGCTGACCTGTCTAGAGAATCGGGTGTGCCGCTGTCGACGGTCCAGAATCTAGAGTCCGGCGTCTACCGCCGGCCGCAGCGGAAAACACTGGTGAAGGTGGCTGAGGCGTTGGGGCTGGATGCCGATGCGTTGGCGCAGGCTCCCACTACTTCTTCATCGGAGGAGTCGGTTGAGCGGGTGATGCGTCAGGTCGATCCCGAGGTGCGCCTGATTGGCGGAATGGTGATGGGTTGGTTGCATGCGTTGCCAGAGGCGCAGCGCCAGGAGCAGCTCGATTTCTTGACCCGCCATATCTTCGGCTGATGTGCCTCTCATCCGTTCGGCTGCAAACTATCTTGACACTCCGTGTTCGCCTGACGCCGTAACGTTCACATGGTTGGGTCGTTGCTCATTGAATGGGGACAATGCAGCAAGGGGAAGCCATGCCAGCGACAAGGGCCTGTCGGCTGATATTCGGCGAGGAAACAGGGGACGCCGTTCACGAGATGGTGGAGCGGAGATTGGGGCGGACGTGTCCGTGTCTGCGGGGCGACGTGTGCCCGTTGACGGACCGCACCGGCTACTCGGATCTGATACCTGCGCAACGGGTCAGTGTCCAAGCTGAAGTCGAGCCGCGACCTGCTCCAAAGCGGCGCGCGTCATAGCCTCGTTCACCCGCATGTAAGCGCGGCTGGTGACGATGGATGCGTGGCCGAGGATCGCCTTGATGATCTCCGGGTCGACGCCGGCCTCGAGCAGCAGGGTCGCGGTGGTGTTGCGGGCTTCGTGGAGTACGTAGAGCCGTCCGGACGGGTGGTGGATCTCGGCTTTCTGTTGCAGAGTTTTCCAGGCTGCCGAGTCGTCGCGGGCGTCGACGGGGCGGCCGTTGTCGCGGGGCCAGACGAGTCCGTGGGGCGAGTCGGGTGCGTTGCTGCGCCACGATTCCAGCGCCGCCGCCATCCAGGGGACTACGGGGATGAGGCGTTGCCCGCGCGCTGTCTTGGGGCGGACGAGATGCCAGGCGCCCTCTAGGTGGCGGGATTCGTAGTTGCGGGGCACCCTGAACCCGAGCCGTTTGTCTTTGCGGTCGACGTAGGGGAGTGGCTGCAGTTGCCAGGACACGTCGAGTAGTCCCGCGTCTAGGTTGACGGCGTCCCATGTGAGGCCGAGGCATTCCCCTTGCCGCATCCCCTGCAGTAGCGCAGCAACCCAACGGGAGCCGCGCGGGTCGGACGCGGCGACGTCAAGCACCTTCACGGCCTGCTCCACCGTCAGCGCGTCACGGTCCGACACGGGGCGGGCTGGGGCCTTCATGGTGAGGATCCGCGGCGGCACCGCATGCCCCTCACCCAGCGCCGCTTTCAGCATCCCCATTAACACTGTGTGAGTCCGTGTCGACGACGTCGTGTTGCCCGCCTTTCGCTGCGCTTGGTCCACAGCGCGCACGTCGGCCGGGGTCAGATCCTCGAGCCGCTTGTGTCCGATGGTGGGGACGATCCATTTGCGGACCGAGCTTGCGGTGGTGGCGTAGGACTTGGGGCGGGTGGTGTCCTCTTGGATGGGGAGCCATTCGTCGGCCCATTGTTTGAGGGTGGTGCGTGATGAGGTGCCTGCTGCGGGGAGTCCTTCTTTGGTGATCGCCTTTTGCTTGTCGCGCAACTTCCGTTTGGCTTCGGCTTCGGTTTTGGCTGAGACGTAGACGCGGCGGCGTGTGCCTTTGGCTGTCCATCCGGCTTCGATGGTGCCGATCCAGCGGCCGTCGCTGCTGCGTTGGGCTATGGATCCGGTGCCGTACTGGCGTCGTTTCGCTGCTGTCACGCTTCTCCCTAGAAACTTCAGCCATCTCTGCAGCCATTTACTGACGCGTACTGAGTTGTCGGAACCCCTTGACGACCTGCGGTTTCGCGTCTACGGTAGGCTGTACCACATCAGAATATCTCATTCGCAATGAGAAGGTCAGGGGTTCGAATCCCCTCAGCTCCACCAACAAAGTACCAGCGTAGAGCGCGAACTGGCTAGACCGGCCGTGGCGGATGAGATGGGAATGTAAGCCATCCCGTCAGCCAACAGGAGCCAGAGATGCCCGCCGCAAACCCCACCACCGCCTCAACCGAGGTGTACGCTGCCGACCAAAGTCCTAGAGGGGGACACATGATCCGTAAGGCATTCGTAGCCGCCATCGTCGGCATGCTGGCGTTCGCTCTGGCGACGCCGGCCGAGGCGACGAAGCGCAGCGTGGTGGTCGACCAGAAGCCGCCGAATGTGACCGTGGTGGTTCACGGCGAGGCCCAGGTGTCTGCTGGTGGCGGTCAGTGGGCGTGGTGGAGGTCAGGGGACTTCATCCAGGCATGGCAGCCGTCGAAGGCGTACTCGCAGCTCGCGGGGCTCGAGGATGGTGAACGGTTCGCGATCGACAGTGAGGTGTCGGGGCTTGAGTCGGGCGTGTATCGGATGTTTGACGGGGCGAACTATCGGACGGACGCGGTGCAGATCGTGTTGGGGACGAAGTCGGGTGAGCGGATTTACAGGTGGGCGAAGCTGTTGCCTCGTCCGGGTGAGTATCGCTGAGGGTCTGTTCCCTGCGGTTGGGCGGCCGTCGCTGGTGCAGCGGCTTGTCCAGAGGGTCCGTTCGGGAACACAAAGGACGCCCCCCGCCGATTGGCGGGGGGCGTCTTGCGTCTGCGCCGGAGTGGGAGCGCGGACGGTCTAGGGGGTTAGCCGCATTGGGCGGGCGCGCACAGGTAAGTGCGGTCGACGAGGCGGAGCTTCGGGTCGGGTCCGGTCTCGTGTACGAAGTAGCCCTGGATGCGGGACGACGAGGGGCACCAGTTCCACGAGTAGGCGAACACGTCGCGGACGCCGCCCTGTTGGCCGGGTGTCATGTCCTGGTCGATGTTGACCCAGTCGAGCGTCCCTTGCAGCGGGTAGGCGTCGGACCCGAAGGTTTTGCGGACGTTCCCGAGGGTGGCGCCGAGGTCGTAGATGCCGTTACCCATGTTGAGTGACTGGTTCTCGTTGGGTGACGCACACGTGACGGTGTTTTCCCACGCGTTGGCGGTGGGTGCGCAGGACAGGATGAGGGCAGCCGCGAAGGCTGCCGCGATGATGCGGGACATGGTGGGGTTCCTTGCGATGGTGGGGTTCGGTGCTACGGGTGGATCTGGGGGTGGTCGAGCATTCGGCGGAACGCGTCCCGCCGATCCCACTGACTGTCGTAGCCGTGGGAGAGGTTCCAGGCGGCGCCGATGGTGGGGATGTTGGGCCGGTTGTTCTGGTCGGAGTTGAAATTCAGCGCGCACCACCACATGTCGGCGTGCGAGGTGAGGAACGCAGTCATCTGGTCGGAGTGCTCGGGCTTGATGAAGTTGTATTCGCCGATGTCGGCGACGATCTCCCCTGCGAGGCCGCGGGAGCGTAGCCAGGCGTCGCACCGTTCGACCTTCCGAACTGCTGACCCCTTGCCGGCGTCGGCCTTCGCGCGGGTGGTGGACCCGTCGTAGTAGTCGCCACCGAACGCATCCACTGCTGCGAAGAATTCGTCGGTGTAGAGCTGGTTCAGTTCGGCGTAGGTCCAGCCGCCCGTGTCCTCGGGACCGGCGAGCCATCCGTTGATGACGTGGCCGGTGATGACGTTGGGGGCGATGGCCTTGAGACGTGGGTATTGGCGGATTGCCATGTTGACCCAGTCGCGGGCGGTGCCACCTTCGCCGCTGCCTGTGGGGGTCTGGAAGCCGGGTTCGTGGTGGAACGTGACGCGCACGGGGTAGCCGAGGTCTGCGAGCTGTTCGCCGAACGCTGCGACTTCGGCGTCGGCTGCGGAGGATGCGAACCGTGCCCAGTTGTTGCCGCTGACTTTCATGTTGCCGTATGGGAGGAGGCCGTGGTCGTGTGCCTCTTCGGCTTTGGCGATGAACTGGTTGGGGTTCCAGGATGAGACGAAGAAGTGGTCGGCGCCGATGGGGCGTCCGAGTTCGGCCATGCGGGTGTCGAAGTTGTCGGATGACATGCCGATGATGACTTTGCCGGGGACGCGGCCGGGGATCTGGACTCCGGGGGCGGTGACTTCGATGGGGACGTTGATAGTGCGGGTGTTGCCCTCTTCGTCGCGGCCCGTGATCCGAACGGTGCGGGTGGGCATCAGGCGGTCCCGCTGACCTGCAATCCGTTCACCTGCAACGGCTGGTTCGTGTCGGTCCACTTCGCGTCGGTGATGGTGAACGACTCGGGGTCCTGCGACTGGACGTTGACGGTGACGGTGACGGTCGCCTGGTTGCCCTCTTCGTCTGTGCCGGTGATGCGGATGGAGCGGGGGTTGGTGACTGTGTTGGGTACGTCGGTGGCGACGACGGTGATGGTGATGGGCTCGCCCTGTGTGTATGTGCTCTTGTTGGGGGTGCCGGTGACGGTGGGTGCGGGCATGGTGGGGTTCTCCTGCTGTGACGAGGCGGTTGCTGTAAGTTGCGGGATGGGCGGGTCGGGTTGTTCCCTATGGTGGGGTTCCAGCCCGACCCGTTCCTCAGATCAGCGGTTGACGCAGTAGCCGTTGTCGCGGTTGTACGCCGTGTTCCAGTACGTGATGCAGAGCTTCTGCGGACCCACCGGGATCACCCAGTAGGCGTGCCCGGAGCCGTCGTTCCAGTAGCAGTTCGCTGCGGGTGGCCCGTCGACGTTGCATTCAGTGGTGAGCCAACGGGGTTTGTTCGCGGGGCCGTGGTAGGCGTTGCCGTCCTCGTCGCCGCGCGCGAAGTCGGGTTTGCCGAACAGGACGATGGCGAGCGCGATCACGGCACACGCCGCGATGACAGCGAGCCAGTTGACGGCGCCGCGCTGGGTCACTGAGGCTCCTCGCCCGTGACGTTCGGGTCGCCGATCGAAGTCAGGACAGAGAGCAGTGCCGCCAGTCCAGCCACAGACACGGCCTGCGGCCAGTCGAGAGATAGGTCGGTTGCGCCTGCACCAACGATGAACGCCACGAGCGCCTGCGCGAACGTCTTGACTGCGCGGACGCCCGCGTCCTTCCAAAATGCTGCCTTGAGCATTGTGTCACTCCTCAGTGCTTGATAGCGCGGAGACGCCGACGCGCCTCCTGAACGTTCTGCGTGATCCGCTCACGCTGACGCGTAAGACGCTTGATGCGGGCCAGGAGCGACTGCTCCTTCTGCCACTTGGCGTAGTTGAACTCGACGGGCTTGGCGGGGACGTAGCCGTTGTTCACGCCGAACGGGGGCGACGTGTAGGAGGAGCCGAGTCCGTCGCGGCCACGGTCGTACCAGTCGGCCTGAACGCGGGCGAGACGGGCGAGCTTCTTGTTGGCCTTGAGTGCGGCGTGAACGTGCGCGATACCACCTGCGTTGTCCCAGTTCGGCGGCCGGTAGAACGGGGCGAACCCCGTGTCGGCCAACGCCTTAACGGCCTTCTTCGGATTGTCCGTCACCAGATCCACAACACCGCCGCCGTCATGCGTCCCAGCCGACGGCCCATACCCAGGCACATACGAACCCTGCGTCAGATTGAACGACGCACCGAACTTCTCCTCAGCCGCCTCCAACGCAGCACGCGTCATCCAATCGACAGTCAACCCGTCATAAGTCGTGCGCTCATACGGGCCATGCCTAGTGAATGCCATCCGGAATCCCCTCCGTTTGTTTGGTGACCAATGCGGACGCCTGCGACGCCTCAGAACAGGACCACCCCATCCCGCCCCAACAGGAACGCGAGCGCGATCAGATACACCGCAACCACCACCCAGGTGACGCGGCGCCGAATCATTGATGGTGCTGCCTGTCCCAAGCCAAAGCGGACAGGAGGAACCCGAGCGGGGCAGCGAGTAGGACCGCGCGGGCAAGGGGCGGGATGGTGTCAGAGATTGCGCCACCAGCGAGATAGGCAAGCGACGCGAGCAGGAACCCGACACCAGCCATGACGGCCCGCTCCGAACGGGAAGCCTGCGGCCAACGCTGAGCGCTATTCGCAATCCAGAACCCGAGACATCCCGCAGCAAAGACTGCGTTCAGTACCCGGAAAGCGTCGATCAGTTCCATAGGTCATCCGCACCGCTCATCAATGTCAGGCACCTGGTTCTCGGCCCGCACCTCAACCAGCGCAGTGCCAGCCTCTTTCAGCTCCGTGAACGCCTCGAGGCGTTCCTTGTCAGTCGACTTCTCATCCAGCAGCACATCGACCAGTTCGGCGAATGCCTCGTCCCGCAACGCAGTGGCCGCAGACAGAGACTCCGAACGGTCCGTCAACTGGCGCACGATCGACTGCAGACATGCGTCCTGGTCCCGGTCCTCCTGAACCTGAACGATCTGCACCAGCCCAACCGCAACCAACAGCGCACAGATGACGCCGACGAACCACGCGAGGATCCTCACTCGTCATCCTTCCTGTTCCGGTTGAACCCGACCGCGGCAGCGATACAGCCGCCGATCGCACCGACGAGTACGTTCATGGCGCCGTTCGGGTCGATCTCGTCAAGATTGAAAATCACAATCAACGCCAGCAGCGACCCGAGACCAACAGCCACCCACAGCACCGCCCGTTGGAGGCTGTTCAAGGCGCCCCCTCCCTCTACTTGCGTCGCCTACGTTGGGTTGCCAGCCGCGCAATCTCGCGGGAATCACTGTGGACGTACTCGTCCAGCTCAAGCGTCGCCATCCGCTCCGATGCCGAGTACGTCGCAGACACGATCCGGAACACCGTGATCCCGTCCGGGCCATACGCAGAAAGGGTTTCAATCCGCGCTTCGGAATCCTTGATCCGGATCAGGCCGCCGGCACGGATCTCCCACGGCTTCACATAGCGACCAGACTCGAAGTCGAAGATCGGCCGCGCCACCTTGAGCGTTCCCGCGTTCGGGGGTGTGGCATGCGCAGCCAGGAAGTCCGCTGCCGCCTTCGTCGCGTTCGCTGACGACCCCGACTCGTTCGACAGGTCAAGCACCGCGGTGCGGGTGATACCCAACGCAGTCAACGAGGGGACGTCTTGTGTCGCCGTGACCCAGCGGATCTTGCCAGCCTTGTTCGCGTACCGGACCTTCACCTCGTTATAGAGATCTGTTTGCGCAGCAGGCGACTCAAAGCCGTCAGCCGAGCTCGCCTCGTAGCGCACATCGGTGCTGCGTGCGACGAACTCAAACCGATACAGGTCGTTGACCTGCTTCTCCCACACCTGCCACGTGTAGCCGGACTCGACGGACAGCAGATCCTCGAGCACCTGATGCGGCGTGATGCCGTCCATGTAGACGAGCTGGTCGAACTGGTGTGTTGACGTGTCGATGGTTGCGTTGTCGCCATCGAACCTTGGCAGCCATCCGCGGCCGAGCATGTCCGCAACCACTTCGGACGCTAGGACGTAGGCGTTGGCGTGTGCGGAGTTGGCGGCGTTGGTGCCGTCCTTGAGGAAGCGGCGGGCAGCCACGTACACGTTGTAGAACGATGTCCAGGTGGTGTCGTTCGCGATGGTGGTTGCGCCGCCCGTAGACTTGTCCGCACCCAGCCGCAGCACGTCGGCGCCGGCCGTGAAATCGGTGGTCACAACGAACGGGCCGGCGGCCACCGATGATGTTGAGAAGTTCGCCGACGAGATCACCGACGTTGAAGGCGAGCCGTCGTCACCGTAGACAGCCGATTGGGTCTGGTAGTCGGACGACGCCAGCCCACCGTAACGGGTGAACCCGTAGCCGCCGAGCTGTTGCCCACACTGGACTAGCAGGTCGTGGTAGAACGCGCCGATGAAGTTGTTGCCGATCGTGGACCCGCCGGGCAGACCTACGATCAGGGCACTGTCTGATGTCGACGCACCCGGTTCGGGGGTTGCGCCGACCTCGAGCCTGGCAGCAACGCGGAACCGCTGCCGCGGATAGAAGTTCTCGAGCTGCGTGTCGATCCACATCACAGGCAGTGTGCGGTCCAGCATGTGCGCCGGACCCTCACCGATCGCCGTCAGCGCCCACACCTGGCCGTCATCACCAACCGACTTCTGCGGCTGAATCAGCCGCCCGCCGCCAATCTGCTCATGGGTCTGGCCGTCGTAGACAACAACCTCGGTGAACTCGATAACGAAGTCGTACTTGATCGGCTCTGCAAGCGTGAGCGTGACTGATGCAAACCCGCCTGGGTCCGTGGATCCGAAGGTGAGGTCGGCACACCTGTTCCCGATGTGCTCTTTACCCCCGGCGCCGACGAGGACGACGTCGAAGGGGACGCTCATGTCGACGCCGGCCTGACGTGCAGATATCGGGGGTAGTACCGCGCAGTGAACGCGGTGGTCTCGGTGGTGTCGACGCCGTTCCAGAGCCAGATCAGGTAGTTGTTGTGGTCCGGTCTAACCGCGGGCAGTTGGCCGACGTAACCAAACGAATTGATGCCTGGCCTGTGGCCGATCGGGATTCCGTTGAACGGCGCACTGCCCGACGCGTCGTAGAGGGCGCGGATCTCGCTTCGGATCCCGTCATACACGACCACGTTGGCTGTTTTGGTCCCGTCGCCCATCCATGTAGCAAGTGCGGAAGTGCTCGAACCGTAGCTAGTCTCGGCCGGGATCAGGAACAGTTCATCGAACCGGATGCCGCCACCGGCTGCAGTCTGCGAGGAGCTAATGCGGAACCGGATCGGCTGCTGCGATGAAGGTGACGCCGCCAACCCGACTGGCCCAGTCCTGCCGCGAAGGGGAAGTTGAACGAGACCGAAATCGAGCAGCATCGCGGTCGCGTAGCCCGGTGCATAGTTGAACGTTCGGGCAACCGAACCGACCTCAACATAGTTGCTTGTCGAGCCTGGGTCGGGGGCAATGTCCAGCGTGAAAACGGTGGAAACGCTGACCGCCGAAGCAGCAGGGGCCACTACCCGAATCAGTGCCCGGTAGACGCCCGGCATCGGGGCCAACGTGGTTGAGAAAACGCCGTTCAGCCGCGAAGCCATAGTGGTCGTTCCGTAAGTGCACGCCTTGTAGTTGCCGTCAATGTAGTTGTTCCCCGCACCAGTCACGGTCGACCCGACGTCCGTACCAGACGTCAGTTCAGACAGGTCACGGGCATAGAAGGCAGACGTGTACGCGTCATCGACGCGGTAGCAGACAAGGCGGCTGATCTGCGCGTCGTCCTCGAAGGTCTGCGGCGTGACCGACAGTCCGGGGCCAGATGTTTGCGCCAGCAGCAGCGGCGTCTCCACGTCACCCTTGATTGTCGGCAACGTGTACGTCATCCGGTTGGTGCCGCTGGATGGGTTGTTGGTGATCGTGAAGGACGAGATGTTTTCAGCGGCGCCCCAGGCAAACGGGTAGGCGGGGATCTCCAACGACACAGTCCGATAAGCCGCTGCGCCGATGACATCCTCAACCGCGGAATCAGACCGGTAACACTGGAACCACACCGCCGACGTAGCACCCGTCGGCTGATACTTGATCCAGTACTCGTCGCGGTTGATCTGCCGAGCGAGGGTCTGCCACGCAGCGGCCCACAGGTCTTGTGTGGTCGAAACGAGATCAATGTCGAGCGACAGGGTCCGGTTGCCGTATGCCGAGTCGGAGATGTAGTCCCCGTCTGTCAGCGTGGCAGCAGCCATTGTGCGGCGCAGCGGCGGAGGGGGCGCAGAAATCTTGGTCCCGAACGTCGTCGAGTTGATGTCCAACAGCACGCTCGAGGAGCCATGCCCTTCAACAATCTGAATGGTGTCCGGCATCAGCGGCCCCCACCCTGGATCATCAGGCGCGCGTTGCCGTGGCCGTCGAGCTTCAGCTTCGCGCCGTTCATACCGTCGCGCGTACCTTCCTTGACCGCGTCACGGATCGCCTTCTTGTCGACCAGTTGGTTACCGGCCTGGTTGCCGATCTGGTTGAGGGCACGGTTCGTCTGACGGTCGATCCGATTCAACTGCCGCACATCCCGCTGACCACCCTGCGCAAGCGCATGCACCCCAGCGAAGTCACCCGACTCAATCAACTGCTGCAGCAGCGAGTCCGACAGTCCCCACTTCATCAACTTCTTGACATCTGCGGCCAGGGTCCGGATGTCGTTGCGGCGGGCCTTCGCGAACAGCAACATGTCGCCCGACGACGACAACCCCTGACCGAACACGGATGCGTCGAACGACGACTTGACCGTCTCGGTGATCTCTTTCATTGCGTCTTGGACGGCCTGCTTCTTGGCCTTGATACCGTTCGCGAGACCCTGCCCTGTGTCTTCACCAACCTTGTGCATCAATTTCGACGGCGACGAAATACCCAGGAAGTCCTTAGCCCCATCGACTGCGCCCTTGACCGTGTCCAGCGCCGCATCAGCAACGTCCGACGCCATCGACTTGATTCCGTTGACCAAACCCATAATCAGATCGATGCCCATCGAGAACATATCTGCGACCAGATCGCCCAATGCAGAAATGATCTTCCCTGGCAGTTCTTTAACCAACCCAAGGAGCTTTCCGATGCCGGTGCGGACAGCCTCTTTCGCCTTGTCCCATGCCCACCCCATAAATTCCTTGAGCTTCCCTCCAAGGCCCTTTACGAGATCCAGCAGGTTTCCCAGGTGCTGCTTCACCAGCGAAACAAGCACCTCCCAGGCGCCCTTGAGGATCTGTTTGACGCCCTCCCACACCTGCCCCCAGTCACCTTTGATGATCCCGGTGACCACGTTAATGATTCCCTGAATCACATTCAGTGCGCCTTTGACAACGCCGCCAATCATGGACCAGAAGCGGCCGGCCACGCGAAGAAGGTCGTCACCCCACTTATTCCAGATCTCCGTAACGAGCGCAACGACCGAGGTGATAATGCCAGATATCTGCGTCAGAACTTCCGAAATAGTCGCCTTGATCTGCGGCCAGTTCTCCTTGACATAGTTGAATATGTCGATGGCGATCGGCTTGAGCGCATTCCAGACGGCCAGCCCCGCGGTCGCGATGCTTTGAAATGCGGTCGAAAGCTCGCTGGACTTCCCGCCCATGCCAGAGAAGGACTCACCCAATCCGGAAACCCAGCCAGCCGCCTTCGAAAGAAACGGCATCAGCGTCGTGTTGGCCCACGTCGTTAGTTTCGCCAACACAGGTAGAACTGCAGCGCCGATCGTCGCCTGCAAGTTGTCCCACTGCGCACCCAGAATCCGGGACGCGTTCGCCGCCTGCTCCGACGTCTTAGAAAAGTCGCCTTGCGTCTTGCCTGTCTGTTTCATCAATAGGCTGTAGCGGGCCTGGATCTTCTGCTGCTCAGTCAGTTCCGCGCCAGCCTCAGCGATACCCGTCTTGTAGGCATGCGCTTGTACGGCCGCAGCGGAGAGGTCTAGCCCGAACCGTCGCAGCGGTTCCGTCTCGCCAGCAAGGCCCGACTGGAACAGCTCCGCGGCCTGGTTGACATCGAGGTTCATCACCGATGCGAAGTCGGCTGCCCGTTTCGTCAGGTCGTCGAGAACACCAACGGTCTTCTTGCCGCCACCGCTGATCGTCTTGGAGAACGCCGAGAACCTGACCGCCAGACTGTTGAACTCCGAGTTGCTGAGCCCGAGCGCGGTCGCCGCGGCCTCGCCCATCTCTTGAACAGCCTTAGCGTTCTTCCCATACGACACGTTCACCGCGTTGATCGACTCGTTCAGGTCCGAAGCCTCTTGCACCGCTTCCTTGCCGAACTGCGCCGCCTTATAGGCGACACTCAACGCAACAAAACCCTTCGCTAGAGATGCCACACCCGACTTGAGTCTGGACACGGTCGTATTGCTGTACGACACGTTCTGCCCGAACTTACGGAACGTTGGCGACGCATGATCGCGAGCAAACAAGTCAAAGTTGAGGGTCGCAGACGTAGCCACTCAGCGACCTCCCGCTCCATAAACATGCTTCAAGTGATCCCAACCCCATTCGCAGAGGCGGTTATATTCGTCCAGGTCCAACAGGTCGACCTCAGCCGGCGTCATCCCGTACACGTGCCGCAACATCGGCTCGTTCTTCAGGGCAGCGGGGCCGAGGAGGATTCCGACTCTGGCTCGAGGGCTTTTGGGGCCTCCGGCTCCGCAGACTCCTCGGTGTCGTCCTCAAAGATCAGTTCAGAGATGTCGGCGTCGTCAAAATCGGACAGCATCGCCTCGGAGTCCCGGCGGCGACGCATCACCCAAAACAGGGTCAGCAGATTCGTGAACGACCCACGCGACAGAGTCTCGAAAAACTCCTGCAACGTCTGATCGGTCGTCTGCTCAATGAGTTTGACCTCGCCAACTTTCAACTTGGCCTGGTCAAACTCCCACTCGTCGCCCTCGCCCTCAGCCGGGGCATAGATCAGCTTCACAACTCACTCCTGGTGCGAACTAGACCGAACGCGCGATGCGCCGGTTCGTCTCTTCCATCACTTCAAACAACTCACGCTGCGTCCCCGGCGCAGCACGCTCCCCCGCGCGGTCCCACCAACCCGGTTCGATCTGTTGCAACACCCACGTCCCGGAACCGAACACCGGATGCCGCAACATCCCCGCATTCGTCGCCGCAATGTCATGGCCGCCCCACGTCGCGACAACCCGCACACCCCCAGACGAACCTGTCGTGCGTGTACGTGCAGCGAACTTCGACGAAGCCACCTGATCCGCCAGACCACCCGACGACGGCAACGTTTCCCGCGCCGAATCCTGAAACTCCGGGATCGACTTCTTCGCCGCATTCCGCAGACCCGACAGGAGTTCCTTGCGGAGCGTCCCGTCGACTGCCTTAGCGGCACGGGCCAGCGCAACCAACTGTTCCGCGCCTGTGACGCGGACGTTCATGCTCACAGCGCGGTGTCGGTGCTCATGTACTCGCAGATCACCGGGGCGTTGGTGCCGTCGTACAGCACCTGGAACGGGAACGACCCGCTGACAACCTCTGCACCGTCCAGACCCGGAGTGTCACCGGAGAGCTTGCAAGCGGGGAACTTGAGGCGGAACGTCTCGTAATAGGTGGACGCGATGAGCGGACCCACCCACTCGAACTCGAGCGCGAACGTGGTGTGTGCAGCGAACCTGTCAGCGAAGTCGGCCTGCGTCACGAAGTCGACGTCCAGGCTGCCTTCGATGGTGCCCCAGTCGTTCAGGATCGGCTCCGACTTGAGCCCCGAGTTGCCGGCGTACCAACGCTCAGTGTTCTGCGGACGCTGAATGTTCACGGACACGGCCTTGACGCCCTGGACGGACACCTGCGACCCGTAAGTGTTGTGCACCTTCACTGTGAGCTGTCCGCCGTGGAACGGGGCCGTCGTCGCAACATAGGAGGCAGTGCCGAGGGTCTGCGCCTCGTCGACGTCGCGGCCGTCGATCGACAGCGCACACGTGAGGAGGCCGTCGATCTCGCACGAGAACTCAGCACCAGTCACCTTCGACCCGACAAACGAATAGTCACGGATCGTGCCACCCGCATCGGACGCACCGAGCTGCACCGACATCGACTTACCCGCGATGTCGCTGAGCGAGTGCGTCTGCAGATACGCGGCAGTAGCGGCCTGCTGCACCGGGGACACAGTGCCACCGAACAGGCTGTTGAGGATGACCCCCATGCCCTTGTTCAGAACAGTGAACTCAATGTCACCCTCCGCACCCTTCGTCGTCGCAACATTGTGCGCCGCCAACGGGACGAGTTGACCAGCAGCAACACCAGTCGCCTGCTGCGTGTTCTTCACCTTCTTGACACCAAACGAGTTGACGCGAAGCCACTTAGCAGGCGCCACAAAGGTGCCGTACACGGACTCGGCGGCGAACCCGACTTGCGAACCAACACCAGATCCGACGGCCACGTCAGGACTCCTTCTTTACGGCAGCCTTCTTGGCTGTCTTGCGGGTGGGTGCTTCAACGCCGCCCCACGGGTGTGCGGGGGAACGGACTTCCTTGGGGGGCACGAACGACTCGTACAGGTCGTCGGGAACCTCAACTACGTCGCCGGCCTTGACGACCCTGTTGAGCGCCGGGACGAACAGGTCGTCTCCGCTGCGGTTTTCTACCTTCGCCACGGCTTCTCCTAGATCCAGGTTCGGTAATTCACGGTGAACTCGAGACGCGCACGGACACCGTCGTCGATCAGCTCTTGGTCGAGCGACCCGGCGGTCACGAGAAGATTGGAGTAACGGACCCCGTCCAGTTCGCCGCCGTTGTCCTTGAACGCGTCCCGCAACGCCTGCTCGCACGCCGAGAACAGTTCCAACGCCCCAGCGCGCCGACCAGCAACAGTCCTGTCACCAGTCCACGCGACAGCCGCGCACGTCACTGTCCCGTCCTCTTGGACGTCCATTCCGCCAACATGCGGCCACGTGTGATCCACAGTCCCGACCGATCCGCCGTCCGGGGTGACGCCATCCCAACCAACAGCCACATACGTCTGCTTGTTCGCCGACGTCACGGGCGGGCCGTCGTACACGTCAGGCGTGACGGTGCCGAAAATCTCCACCAACGAATCCACGAACTTCGGCAGCGCGGATGCGGAACTCACGCGACACCCGGCCCGGCAACATTCGGCGCAAGCAGCGACGCAGCCCGATACGGGACAAGGAACGGGATGTCCGCTTGCGACCCGCGCTGCGAGTTCCAGGCGTTACGCAGAACCTCGAGCGCACCAAGCCGAATGTTCCCCGGCAGATCGGGGAGCCCGACAACGTAGGTCAGCGTCCACGGCGACGACGGGAACCACGACCCGTAAGGGGGACGGAGAATGCCATACACGAACGTATAGCCGGTCACATCCACCGCCCCGCCACCATCCAGCCGCGTGCCTGACGTCAAGCTGATGATCTGCGTATAGGGGAGAACGAACGCGCCGCCGCACGCCTCGACGCGCGTAGTGACGGTCCGCTTCACGACGGGTCCGACACCGCGGAAGTCGCGGCCATCACCGTTCTCAACAACCGCCGTCACACCCTCGATGAAGGCCCGCAGCTCGTCATCCTGCGTCGAATCGGTGATGTTCAGGTGCTTCTTTGCCTCAGCCAGCGACACGATCAGATGCGGCGCAGCTTCGGACACATCGAAGGTGTCTGTGTGTGCGGTGGCGGGCGTTGTGGTGGTCCAGCGGACGAGGTGACGGCCGGCCTGCGTCGGAACAGCCGCATAGGTGTAGATCCCCGTCGCGGGGTTCGCAGGCGTCGTCCCCGGCATCGACGTACCGTCAGGCTGCGTCACTACCAACGAGATAGCGCCAGGTGCAACGAGCTGGTCGTCCTCGTCGAGAATCTGAACACCGAGAGGGACGGTGTCGCCAAGATCGAACACTAGAGTCCTCTCGCCTTCGGTCCATTGATCGTGATGTGGCCCGCGTATCCGATCCCGCCGGGTCCGTCGACTGCACGGACTGCGAGCCAGTCGTATGAGGCGGATCCGGGGCCGGGTGGGGCGTAGCCTTCGGCGGTCCCGTTCTCTACCGGCCCGGATGCCGTCACTGTGGGGAGGTAGATGACGGTGATCGCGTCGATTGTGCCCGCGGTGACGGTTGCGGAGCCGCGGACTGTTGGTGCGGCTAGCGCGGTGAGTGCGGCGATCGTGGTTGGTGTGATGACAGGGGACGAGGAGACCGCGACAGTCCCGACGGATGCGACTGCTGTGATCCGTGTCGGCGTCACGGTCGCACCGCCGCGGACGGTGGCGGTTCCTACCGTGGTAGCACCCGCAATGACACTCGGCGTAGGTCGTGCGCCACCGGAAACCGTCGCCGTACCCACGCTGCCCACGGCCGCGACCGTGGTAGCGGAGATGTTCGCGTTCCCGGCTGTTGACACAGACGGCGCAGGGACGCTCACGGGTGCAGGGATCGCGGTGGACGCCACTGTCGCGCCGCCGGACACTGCTGCCGTTCCAACGGATGCCACGGCCGCAACTGTGGAGGGAGTGACGTTCGCGGCAGACGCACCCGTCACGGTCGGAGCTGGCAGCGTAGTTGCACCCGCGATCGCAGTTGCCGTGACACGGGCGCCACCAGAAACAGTGGCCGTGCCGACACTCGAGGCTGCCGCGACAACACTAGGAGTCGGCCGCGCCCCACCTGATACCGAAGCAGTACCAACCGACGCGACACCCGCGATGGCAGACGGTGTGATGGTCGCGCCGGCCTGCGTGGAAACGGTCGCAGCACCCACCGTCGCAACAGACGCCACCACCGAAGGTGTAGGACGGGCACCACCCGACACGGCGACGGTGCCCACAGATGCAGCACCAGCCACCACAGACGGCGCGATCGACGCACCACCAGACGGGGTCGCAGCAGACATCGACGCAACCGCCGCAATCACAGACGGCGAGATGATCGCATCCTGCGTCCCGACATCAAGCTCGATGGCGACCATGCCCCACTGGCCGCCCGCCACCGACCCGCCCCACGTGACCGTCGTTCCCGTGAACCCGGAATCGCGGTGAGCGCCCATCCCGCCAGACGTCGGCACCGTGTAACCAGTCGCGAAATCCTTAGTGAACCCAGACGGTGCACCAGCCGACGGCGAACCCTCCGTGCAGCCGACGAACACCACCACGGGGTTGCCCGTCAGGCAGGCCCCGGGGAACGAGCCGGACGGCGTACCCGCAGCCTGATCCGAAACCTGGATGACCTGACGCACCGCGGCCGCACCGAACGAACCAGACCACGCAGGGATCCGCCAATACCCCGCCAGGGAACCCGTAGCGGCGTCACCAGTACAGGACGCCGTCATCGTGTAACTGACGCCAGTCTGGGAAACCGTGTTCTCGCGGACACCGAAAATGATCCCGGCATCACCGGAACCCTTCGTCGCCGAAGCAACAACCGCATACGTGCCACCCGTGCGGTTATCCGTGAAATCCCACGCACCACCCGGCGAACCAGTCCACATCGCCGCCGCGATAATCAGATCCCCCGCAGACGGGTTGACCGTCAAAACCTTCTGATACGTCGTCCCTGCAGCGGTGTCCTCGTCGTTGTCCGCGAACGTGACCGTAGCCACGGCTCAACCTACGGGGTCAGGTCGATGGCGAAAATGCCGCCCGACGCCCACTGGATAGCGAACGTGCCAGCAGTCGCCGCATAATCCGCACCGAAGTTCACCAGACAGATCGCGTTATTGCCACCCAGCGCGTCCGCGTACAGGAGCCCACAACGGGCACCCGTCACAGTCACAGTGGACACGGACACGTCGGTCGCATCCCACATCAGCGAACCAGTCGGCGACTCAGACACAGTCGTACCCGTGACCGCGACACCACCCGACGCCCAGTTCGTACCCGTCACCTCATTGCTGTTGTACGGGGATACCCCATACGCGGTGTCGGTGGAGAAGTTCGGCGTAATCGAGTTGTTGAACAGGGCAATCTTGTGGGTCTCGAGATCCAGGTCAAGGGCGAGCTGAGTCGTGTCCAATGCGTCAGCGAACGTCGGGTAGAACAGGCCCGAAACGGTAACCGCCATCAGTCGTCACTCCCCACGCTGGCAGCGCCAGTTCCCTCACGCCGACCCTCAGCAACACGCTGAGCAGTCCGCTCCGACTGCAACGCATCACGCGCCGACTTATACGCATCCCGAGACTTCACTGAACGCGACTCCCGGAACTTGTCCTTCGCCTTCGTCAATGCCTCCTCGAGATCAAGCAGACGAAGCGCAGCCTCAAGCTGCTCACGTCGATCAGACATCGCGGACTTCCTTCTGTGACAACTGGATTTTCGGCGCCCGGATCAGAACGTCCTGGCGTCCATCTGTGTGCTCCGTGACGGTGTTACCAAGCTCGTCAGTAACAGCCTTCGTGCGCTCCCCATCCGGACGCCGGCCGTACTTCGGCTTCGGCATGTTCACGCCAGTACCGATCCGGATCGACCGGAACTTCTCCCGCTGCTCAGGCGTGAACTTGCCCATCTGCCACTCCTCCAAGAACTGGGGCCGAACCGTTGGGCGCGAGCAGATGATGCCCGCGCCCAACGGCGCAACAGGAACGATCAGGCGAAGAACCCGCGGTAGATACCGTGAGCCGCCTGGTTGCCGTACTTGAGTCCGACCTCGCCGTAGATCTGCGACTTCACCGCAGACCCCGTCTTGGCCAGCTCCTCCTCGAACAGCACACCCTTGCCGGGGATGTTCAGGAACACCGGAGCGACCTGGTCCATCGACACGACCGCGATCGCGTCAGCCGGCAGGTTCCGGTCGATCGCGACGTTCAGGGTTCCGAAGTCGGTCACGATCGTGTTGACCGCGACACCACCCACGTTGCGGGTGCCACCCATCGGGTCAGCCTGGCCGTAAGCAGCCGCGTAGGCAGCCGACAGCTTCACCTTCTGGCCCGAGGAGACGAACACGGTCGCAGCGAGCTGGTCGCTGATCCCGCCGTTGTCGAACACGGACTGCAGGAGCTGGTTAACATCGCCGACGGTGGCGGTGTTGGCAACCTTCAGCGGGTAGCCGGCCACGGTGGCGGTGCCGACGGTGATCGCCGAGCCGCCCGCGGTCGCGCCGACCTTGAACGATGCCGTGGTCGAGTTCTGGACGACCCAGTACGCGCGACCCGGAACCACCGTGGTGGACGCGCCGACGTCGGTGAACACGAACTTGTCGCCAACGACCAGGTCGTGGGTGACAGTGAGCGTGTCCGTGGAGGACGAGATGGACGTCAGCTTCGCCTTCTTGTTGAGGGCGTTGGTGGTCATAACGTTGACCAGGCCGTCGGTCGCGCGAGCGGTGCCGTTGGTGGTCGGCTTGACCTTGACGCCGTTCCAGAAGCAGTAGTTGATGTCACGCGCGATCTGCTTCAGTGCGGTAGCGACCTGCCATGTGTGCTCGTCGTTCACCGGGTTCGGTGCACCACCAGCGGAGTAGTACGGGGCACCTGACGGGGTGGCGTACTGGCCGGTTGCAGCGAGCTTCGTGTACGAAGTGCTGACGGCCTCCTGGAAGATCTGGCAGACGTTCTCCACGTTGCCACGGACACGCGACTCAGCGGTAGGAGCGTCCGCACCCTCGAGCCGAGGCCGCGAAGCCGCGTCACGCAGGTCGTAGGACTGCCACTCAAACGAAGCCGAGTCGGTCTGCTGAGCACCAGCCAGCCCGCCAGCAGCGGACAGGAGCGGGGTGTCAGTCGGGGAAAGGGCGATCAACTCGCCGTGGTAGTTGGGCAGACCAAAGGTGGTCGCCACGCCGGTAACGGAACCAGCCATTGTGTGTTTCTCCTATTGGGATCAGGTAGCAGCGGAAGCCTGTGCGGCCTTCTGCTGCTTGAGCTGGATCGCCAGCATGTGATTACCCGCCTCGGTGGCGGCAGCAATCTGCTGGTCGATGGAAGGGCCGGCCTGTGGGCGTGCGCCCTGGCCTACATCCCCTTCGGGTCGTCCTGGCTTCAGATCAGCCAGTAGTTCGTCCGCGTCCGCGGCTAGTTCCGCTTCCGTTGAGCCAACGAGTCGCTTGGCCTGGCTTGGCGTCAACCCCTTCTCAAGAGCGACCCGCATCCGGGCGTTCTCAATCTGGGCGTTCTGTGCGTCCTGCTCGGCCTTCGCCGCACGCTCCTCAAGCCGCTGCTGCTCCGACTTCTGTGCCTCTGTCGCCTTGTCGAACTCGGCAGCCTTGGCCTTGATGTCGTCGTAGTCCGCGTACTTGGCGCGCTCGCGCTCGACCCGAATTCCGATCACGCGATCCTGCTCTGCAAGCAGCTTCGAGAGTTCTTCCTGCGTGGTGATCGGTCGGAACGGTTGGCCGCCTTCCGGTGCTTCACTGCTTGTACCGGCCGGGGCGGTTGACACGTTGCCAGGCGCCTCGCCCGTAGGGGTTGTCGTCTCTTCAGACATAATTCGATCTCCGTAGCCCGTCGGCGTGCTTCACCGGCTTTGAGCGCAGCCGTCGCGCAACCGGACCCGGGGAGGGTCGGTGGAATGTGGAACCCGTGAGGGTTAGAGGGTGGGCGTCGAGCCCATCTGCTGCGAGGCGACGATCAGCCCGACAGCGGCATAGGCGGCCTGCTGGGTAAGGCCGTCCTCATCCTGAAGGCGCTTCGCCTCAGCGACCTGCGCCCGAACTGACGCCGTCGCCGCATCCGCCGTCGCAGACTCGCGCTCTTCCGCCATGCGCTTAATCTGCTCAGGCGAATACCCAAGATCCTCTTGCGCCTGCCGGTTCGTGATGATCGGGTTGTCGCCCTGCGTCAGTTTGACGGCAGCGTCGGCCTTCTGTGCCGGGGTCGGAGTCGCCGGGTCTGTCCAGATGGTTTCCATGCGGTCGAACGCATCTGGCGAACCGCCCTCTACGACGGCGGCAGCGAGGCGCATAACTTGCTCCCACGCCCCACCGAACGACCGCTGCTTCCGCAGCGCCTTCTTTACCAACGATGACTCCGCTGAACGGATCGCATCCGCCGACGCCGGGTTGTCACTGGACATCCCCAGATAGTGCGGCGGCAAACCCGCAACCGCAGCCAGCGAACCCTCAAGCAGCCGGATACCGGAGATGAAGTTCTCAAGGCTCGACTCAGAGAACTGACCGAACTCGACATCCTTGCCGGCAATCCACGGCTTCCCCGGGAACGCGTTAATCCAACGGTCCTTCAGCTCCGCGTTAAACCTGTCCTCCTGGCCCTGGCGCGGCAACTCCATACCCGTCACCCAACGACGCGGCATCGCATGAAACTCCGACGACACCATCATGTCCGTCGCCAGCTTGTTCACCGCATCCGCGATCGGAATGATGTCGCTCAACTCAGACTCACCAAGCGGCGCCATCAGCCGAGGTCTGTTCACCAGAGGGACGACCGGCACGACGCCGAGCGGATTCGGGATCGCGTTCGTCTGCTTCCAGATTCCGCCAGCAAGAGACCAGAACTCGATATGCGATGCCTGATACAACACTGCGTAAGAACGCGTCCGTGGAATGTTCTGATCGTCAGTCCACACCTTCAACGCAGACGTGACAGTGTCCGTCCCCGGCGCAAACCGGACACTCATCTGCGACGCTGACTCCACCGCAATCCGCGGCACATCCGGCCGCGAATCGTTCCCCCACACCGACACAAACGAACAGCCGTGGATCAGCGCATCCGCGTGACCCATCTGCGACTGCTCGTCAAGGTTGTTGGCCTGCCACCAATCCCACAGGCGGTCATCCGACTCGGCGTCATCACCGGAGCGGAACCCCTCGATGTCGAGCCGCTCCTCAATCGAACCAACGATCACCCGCGGCCAGTTGATAACCAGGGGCTGGATGCGGCGATCGAGGCGTTGCTCAATGTCAGGGTGCAAGAAGTTCAGCGGCTGACGACCCTGGTAGTAGTTGTCCAGCGTCGCGAACGTCGGCAAGTCTCGGTCAAGCTGATGCTTCAACAGGAGGACGAGATCGAGACTCACAGCACAACCACCCATCCACCTTCGTCGTTATCTTGGTTAGTGCTCCAATGAGCCAACGTCACTGCTTCGAGCGCATCGATGGCGCCGTTACGCCGCGCAAACGTGCGCCGATCCCCGACCTTCCGCCACCCAGCAGCGTCAACAGCCGCGTTCAAATCGTCATAGTCACCATGAGTCACGGCCTCCGACTCGACAGCCTTACGGATGTCCGCAGCCGCCTGGATCGCGTCGTCGAGCCCCACCAAAGTGAGACCGACCCCGGCATCTTCAAGGTCCGGAATCAAGGCTTCCGCCGGCCCTTTCTTGTCGATCACGACAGGAACACCGAACTTCGACTGCAGACGAACCACCTCGTCGATGAACGGCCCGCGCCCCGTATCGAATCGCGAACGCAATACCGACCCCAGGTGGACGCGTCCGTCATTCCCGCCAGCAGCACCAAGCGACAACCACACCTGATCCGGATCGGCCGCAATGCCGAGCGCCATCAGCTCACCCGTTGGCTCGAGCGGCGTCGCCCCATCCGGGCCGAACCCGATGAAGCACCGCGACCAGGCGCCAGCCGTGAACACACCCAGGCCACCAGCGCGGTCCCAGATCCCGAGCCCCTCCCGCATGAATGACTCTGGGCCAAGCAGCCGTCGCATCCGCAGCATCGCCCTTGCAGGCGTCCGCGTCGGGAATGACGGGTTCGCCTTCGCCCACTGCTCCCGATCGTTCGGGTCCGCATCCTCATCCGCAGAGAACTCGACATACAGATAGTCACCCGACTCGCCCGACAGCGCCTCGTGGCGCATGTTCAGAAACACGTCCGACGGATCAGTTGGCTTCGGCGGCGTACCAATGAAGAACACCAACGGATTCGGGTGCGTGTTCGTCGCCGGGATCATGTCATCCAACGCAGACTGCGAAAGAATCTGACCCTCGTCGAACACGATCACGCCGACCCGCTGAAACCCACGCCCGAAGCCACGCTCACGAGCACCAAACAGGATCCGTGACCCGTTCCGGAACTTGATAACCCCGTTACCACCAGGGTTCGTCGCCGACACAATATGAGGCCGCAACTTCGGCTGCTCAACCATCGCCTTCATCGACTGGAACGTCTCGTTCGCCGTCGGATACCGATGCGCCGTCCACAACGCCAACGTCCCCGGCTCCGCAAGACACAACGCGAAAATGATCGCGCCGATCAGGAACGTCTTACCAACCTGCCGCGGGATCGACATCACCACAGCCTCAGCCGCATACAGCCGATCCTTACGTTTCCCCAGGATCGCCGTACCCGCACCGTCCTGCCACGGGTCAAACGTGATCCCAACACGGAAACACGTCTCCCGCACCGCCGGCCAACCCGTCGAAACAACACCCTCAGGCAGAACGAAATGCCGGGCAGCGTCAGAGAGACGCGGGGTCGAACTCGGCGTCGGGGACACTGACGGCCTCCCCAATATCATCCTCACCCGCCGCAGACTCCAACGCCTTGATCTCCTTGACGATGTTCTGCAGCCGCAACGTCAATGACGCCAAATCCCGCTTCGGACACTCCGGATCAGACACCGCCGTAGCAATCCGATCCCGCATCGCCACCAACAGCTCCCGCTCATCACCCGAAGCCGCAGCCTCAGCCACCGACGCCACCTCAAGCCCCCATGTGGAAAAACCATGTGTGTGCAAAGTTGAC